AAAGACGATTTGTTGAAAGTCAAGGCTGCTTTGCCAGTTGCCAAGTGGAATGCTCAGTGGCAACAGCAACCTACAGCTTCTGAAGGAGCGATTGTCAAAAAAGAATGGTGGATGACATGGGAAGAAGATGAAATACCGCCAGTTAAATACATCATGCAGAGCTACGATACGGCGTTCTCGAAAAAAGAGACTGCGGACTATTCAGCGATCACGACGTGGGGAGTTTTTCAGCCGGAAGAAGGCGGACCAGACCATCTCATCCTGCTCGATGCCAGACGAGGACGATGGAATTTCCCAGAATTAAAAGAAATTGCACTTGAAGAACATGATTACTGGGAACCTGACATGGTGATTATCGAAGCTAAGGCTTCGGGCACCCCGCTGACGGACGAGCTACGCAGGACAGGCATACCTGTAATGAATTATACTCCGTCCAAAGGTCGTGATAAAGTGACAAGGATGCACACCGTAGCACCTCTTTTTGAAGCAAATATGGTCTGGGCACCTGACAAAAAGTTTTCAGACGAAGTTATTGAGGAATGTGCGGCGTTTCCAAACGGTGACCACGATGATTTTGTGGACAGTATGACGATGGCGTTGATTCGTTTCCGGCAAGGTGGGTTTATCTCGCTTCATGGAGAAGAAGAAGACGAGGATATAGTACCTAGAAATAGAGAGTATTACTGATGTCAGTACCTTCTGATCGAATGATGGGCATGGTGGACTCAGCTGTCGAAGCTGTTCCTGGTATGGAAGGTGAGTTACCTGAAGTTGAAGACTTCGCAGGTGGTGCGGAAGTTATTGACGATGGAGCGGGCGGTGCGATTGTTCAGGCTTTGATGCAAGGACAAGAGACCGAGGTCGTTGCAGAGGCATACGACCACAATGCTAATTTGGCGGAGATGCTAGATGATTCTACTTTGGGAGAAATTTCTTCAGATCTTAGAGCGCAGTTTGAAGCTGACCAAGATTCAAGGTCCGAGTGGGAAGATGGGTACATCAATGGACTCGACCTCCTGGGAGTCAGATATGAGGAGCGGTCGCAACCGTTTTCGGGAGCGTCAGGGGTCACACACCCAATCATCGCAGAATCAGTAACACAGTTTCAGGCGCAGGCTTATAAAGAACTGTTGCCTTCAGGTGGCCCTGTCCGTACCAAGATCATTGGTAACAATACTCCAGAGGTAGAAGCTCAGTCAATTCGTGTCAAGGAATATCTGAACTACCTAGTCACAGAGATTATGGAGGAGTTTGATCCGGACACAGATCAGATGCTCTTCTATCTACCGATTAGTGGATCTACTTTCAAGAAGGTTTATTACGATGAAACTAAACAAAGACCAGTATCTCGATTTGTGCCTGCCGAAGACCTGGTTGTCCCGTACACGGCGACTGACCTTGCAACTGCACCGCGCATTACACATGTCCTTCGCATGGATGAAAATGAAGTTCGTAAGTTACAAGTCTCTGGTTTCTACCGAGATGTTGATATATCACCTGACTATGAAGAAGAAACTAGCGGAGTTAAGGAAAAAGTTCGTGAGCTAGATGGCGTTGACCGTAATGATCTCGAAGATCAGTGCTCGATTCTGGAAGTTCACACTAATTTAGATATTGAAGGATTTGAGGATGTAGGTCAGGATGGCGAACCCACTGGGATTAAACTGCCGTACATCGTTACACTTGACCAGGGTTCTGGAGAAATTCTGTCCATTCGCAGGAATTTCTTAGAGAATGACCCCCTCAAGCGTAAGCAACAGTACTTTGTTCACTACAAGTTTCTCCCAGGGTTAGGGTTTTATGGGTTCGGTCTGATCCACATGATTGGAGGGCTGGGCAAAGCAGCCACTTCAATTTTGAGGCAGTTGATTGATGCGGGTACATTGGCGAACCTTCCTTCCGGCTTCAAAGCGCGGGGCATTCGAGTCCGCAATGATGACGAACCGATTGCACCTGGCGAGTTCCGGGACATTGATGCTCCTGGCGGAGACATACGGAATTCAATCATCCCTCTCCCGTACAAAGAGCCGTCGGCAACCCTCGCACAACTCTTAGGCGTATTGATTGAGTCTGGCCGCAGGTTTGTTTCAATTGCAGATCAGCAAGTCAGCAACATGAATCAAGAAATGCCGGTCGGGACGACTGTGGCGATGCTTGAGCGCGGCATGAAAGTCATGTCGGCGATTCACAAGCGTCTTCACTATGCGCAAAAGATAGAGTTCCGTCTCATTTCATCACTTATTCGTGATTATTTGCCGCCAAATTATCCGTATCAGGTGATAGGAGCGGATCAAAACATCAAGCAAGCGGACTTTGACGACCGTATTGATGTTATCCCGGTCTCTGACCCGAACATCTTCTCGATGGCACAGCGTGTCACACTGGCACAGACTCAGTTGCAGTTGGCTCAGTCTAATCCACAGATGCACAATTTACATGCCGCGTACAAACGTATGTATCAGGCGTTGGAAGTGCAAAACATTGATGAGATTTTGCCGCCACCACCTCAACCACAGCCTACGGACCCGAGTATCGAGAATGCTCGTGCACTGGCCGGTGAGATGCTTCAGGCGTTCCCACAGCAAGACCATGACGCTCACATGAGCAATCACATTCAGTTTATGCAATTGCCGCTTGTACAGGCTTCTCCGCAGGCTTACGGCATGTTCCTGGGGCATTTACAGGAGCACGTCGCGTTTAAGGCTCGTGAGCTGATTCAGGAGCAAGTACAGCAGGCGCAGATGCAGGCGCAGATGCAGGGTGTGCCGTTGCAAATGACTCCAGAGGATATTGAAGACGCAGTGGCGCAGTTAGAAGCACAGCTTAACGCGCAAATGCTTCAGGCATTGATGCCACAGGGTGACCAACAAGACCCACTTGTATCGATTCGGCAGCAAGAACTTGCAATCAAGGCGATGGAGTCAGAGCGCAAGGCTGAAAAGGATGAGATAGATGCTCAACTTGAACAGCAAAAATTGATGCAGAAAGCAGCGACAGATGCTGCTAGAATTGAGTCACAAGAAGATATCGCGAATCAACGCGCAGCAGTTAATTTGGAACGTATTCGAGTGAGTCAACGAAACAGAGGATAAGGCCGTGATCTTTGAAGCTATCGCAGCAGTCAAAGTAGCGAATGAAGCGATAGGGGCCATCAAGGAATTTGCAGGGCACGTTAACTCTGTTGGCGAACTAGGCAAACCGCTTACAAAGCTTGCTGACGCAAAAGAAGAGATACAAAAGAAGGCTGACCAGGGAGACATGGAAGCCTTCTTTGAACTCGAAAAAATACGTCAACGTGAAGAAGAGATCCGCACCATTTTCATTTACAGCGGACGTGCGGGCCTTTGGGATGACTACCAAAAGTTTATCGCTAACAGGAAACAGCTTAAAGAAAATGAGCGCAAACGGATTGCCGCGGCGAAAGCCCGTAAGAAAAGACTTATTAAAGAATGGACTCTTGGTATTACTGTTGCCGTTGCTGCTCTTTCTGCTATTGGGATTTGTGGTTACTTCCTTTACTGGTTAATTACAAACAAGGGAGGCTAGAATGAGCGACCTGTTCATTAGCCCCTTTCACCCTGCATATCGAAAGCCTGACGTTGTTTGTCCAGTCACTCCGAGCCAGGCTCAATCAAAAGAACTTCCAATTGATTCAAAAAAGTCCACAATGGTTTTAGAGATCTATGACAGACTTGGACGGGTCAAGGAGTATAGACATGGTCACATGGGTACTGTTTGTTTTATTATTGGATGATGAAAAGTACTATGTCATGCCTCAAGGTCAATACATGACAATGATAGAGTGTTTTGTGGGGCGAGATGAGTTCATGAGAACTGCTCCAACACCAAAGATGAATTATGATTTGATCTGTATTCAAACAGATCAAATCACACCACCGGACGACGGGAGACAAGAATGATCGGCGTAATTAGTAAAATGCTTGGGTCAGGCAATGTCATTGAAAAGGGCATGGATCTGATTGACTCAATGCATACCTCAACGGAAGAAGAAATTGCAGCAAAGTCAAAAGCAAAAATTGACTTAATGAATGCCTATGCTCCTTTCAAGATTGCCCAGCGGTACCTTGCTCTGATGTTTGGTCTGACATTTCTAGGCAGCTACGTCCTAGTTCTTGCGATGACGATTTCTGGGCAGGGTGATCCGGAGGCCGTGACAAAAGTTATGGAGCAGTTTAGTATCAACTACGCGATGCTGATCATCTTAGGCTTTTACTTTGGTGGCGGTGCTGTTGAAGGTTTCTTAGACAAAAAGGGTAAAAAGTAATGCCAGGCAAGAAAAAGTTCCCTGATTTGACAGGCGATGGCAAGGTAACTCGTGCGGACATTTTAAAAGGCCGTGGCGTTGAAGGCTTTGAAAAAGGCGGCAAAGTTAAAATAGAGCGGATCAACAAGAAAGGCCGCACCGCCGCCGTTGAAAAGATGCTTCGTAGACTTGGTGAAATGAAGCAGGGCAGTATTCAGGAAAAGTATCCAACCAAGGGGGATCGTACTAAACCCCGTCCTCCTCAGTTTGAAAAGCATCGTGATCCCGGTGCGGTAGAGCGCATGATGGAGTTTGAACGCTCCGCTCGTGAGGCAGGATTTAAAGACGGCGGATCAGTTTGCGCCGGTGGCCGTTCAGCACTTCGCGGTAAAAAGTTTAGCGGGACATACTGATGATCAGTTTAACCATTTCTCTGGGTGGAATGCCTGTAGATAAGATGGAGCAGACAGAGGACGGGAAAACCTGTCCTCCTGCAACAGTTGACTCAGAGGTCAACGAAGAGAACAAGCAACACGCGATTGAAGAGGCGAACTACCGTGAGCCAAACTCAGGCGCGGCGTTTGTTTTGTCTGAGACTTGCGGCACTTGTGCTGCGTATAATCAGACACACGACATCATGGAATGTATTGGCAACAACCCAAACCTGGGCTACTGCCAGATGTACAAATTCATGTGTCACGAGGAAAACACCTGTGACAGTTGGGCCGAGGGTGGTCCTATCACAGATGCTGAAGATGGATCAGAACACGATATATTATAATTATGGACATTGTAACTTTTGCACAAGCGATGTATAAGACGCTTGGAGATCGTGAAGAAACGGTCTCGGAATACTTAGCAAACGGTTCGGCTCAAGACTATGAGACCTACCGCAATTTGGTTGGAGTGCTACAGGGTTTGCGCTTTGCCAAAGACGAAATGAAAGCCCTGCTGGAGAAAAGTGAAGAAGATGTCGAGCACCTCCTTAAAAATTGAAGACGCATACGTTACAGAAGAAGACCG